GATGAAGTCATGCCTATGGGAGCCAAGTTCGCGCTACCTTTCCCCTTGCTGGCCCAACATGATCATTCGCAGCCTGTCGGCTCTGTGATTGAGGCTAAAGCTTCAGGCGAGGGTATTTTTATAACGGCACAACTCGCAAAGGAAAGCGGGCTTGATTATGTCGAGAAGGCATGGAAGCAGGTTAAATCTGGATTGCTACGTGGGCTTTCCATCGGCTTCCGTCCAACTAAAAGTATTCCTGGTGCCAAGGGAATGAAGTTCCTTGAGTACGATCTATTTGAATTATCTCTAGTCACTATCCCAGCCAATGCACAAGCGGGAATAGCGACTGTCAAAGAATACGCCAATGCTCCTGAAGTCTGTGACGAACAGTTGTTCGATGCCGAGGCTTACAAGCATGACGTTTTAAATCGCGCAGCCGCCGCGATCAGTAAGTCCGAATCTATCCTCAACACTAAAGGTAAATAATTATGAGTATTTCAGATAAAGTAGTGGCGGCTGAGACTGCTGCTGTAGAAGCAAAGGATAAGCTTGTTGAGCTAACCAAAGCATACGATGAGTCTGCTGATGAAGCTGGCCTCGTTGCCATCGAAGAGCAGTCTGAGGCGGTTGAAAAAGCCACTCAGCAAGTTGCAACCTATCGCAAAGCGGAATCAGCACTTTCGTCAAAAGCAGCGTCTTTCGATGCGCCTTCTGTCGTTAAGAGTGTAAAGTCTCGTGAGCCAATCGACTACGTACTAGCTTCTGCTGTATGTGCGTTTGAATCATTCGCTACCCGCAAGTCATTTGATCAAGTCATGGACGAGCGTTATGGCCAAGACGATCACTTGAAAGCTGTTGCTGGTAACGTTGTGAAGGGCGCTACTGCTCCTGCAATGACTAACGTTACTGGATGGGCGGAAGAATTGACTCGTGAAAGCTACGCAGCATTTCTTGATCTGCTTCAGCCAGAGTCAGTGATTCCTAGAGTTCCAATGAACCGATTTGAGTTCCAAGGATTCTCTGCAATCAACATTCCTGGTCGGGCTGCTACGCCTAACTTGGCTGGTGCTTTCCGCGCTGAGGGTGATCCCATCCCAGTGAAGCAAGCTGCCACCATTAAGACGCAGTTAACGCCTAAGTCTATGGGTGTAATTAGCACATTTACGGCAGAGCTTTTAAGGAGAAGTACTCCTTCAATTGAAGCACTTATCCGTAAGTGGATTGTTGAAGATACTGCTGTAGCACTCGATAACCAGTTCCTTGGTAACGATGCTGCTACTGCGTTGGCTCCTGCTGGATTGCAAAACCTAGCTGGTTCTAACACGTTGGCTTCTACTGGCGCTACTCACGATGCAATCACTGCTGACATTAAGGCAATGGTTCAATCAATGACTGCTGCAAATCTTGGCCGTCGCCCAGTATGGATCATGCATCCATCTAACCTGATCGCGTTGAACATGACGTTAACTGCCGTTGGCACTCCAGCCTTCCCAGAAACTGCCTCAAACAGTTTGTACGGAATGCCTGTAGTTACTTCAACGACTGTACCGTTAGACGTTGTTTACTTGGTTGATGCGTCTGAGATGGCTATCGCTTTCTCTGGGCCTCAGTTCCTTGGAACCGACGTTGCAAGCGTTCACATGGAAGATACTGCTCCTCTGCCCATCGTTGATGGTGCGGGTACTGCTGCTGCTCCTGTCCGATCTTTATATCAGACGAACAGCCTGGGCCTTCGCATGACTTTGGAAACAGACTGGAGCATGACTCGCGATGGTGCGGTTGTAACTCTCACTGGCGTGAGCTGGTAAAAAGGTAAGACTCCTAGGGGCGGCTGGTAAAGCGCCCCATTTTTTTACAGCCGGAGGTTATATGTTTGTATGGGTTCATACCGCTTGTGCGGAAAGCGCTAACAGAACGGGCTTTATGCATCTACCTGATAGTGATGCTGCTGCCATTTTAGGGACTCATGCTCAGAATCCTATGATTGGAGCAAACCACTTGCTTCGCATTGGCTCTGCTGCAAATGCCCCTGAAGTGAAGCCTGCTACAAAGAGAAAGGCTAGCAAATCAAAATCAAAGGCAAAGACGGAGCCAAAACCCGAAGCTGAAATAGTCGATGAGGTTCTTGATGGGATTTGCTCAGAAGATTAAAGGGCTTTGGAACTCCGGCGCTGAAGGTTCGGAGCGCGGGCCTTGGTTCGGCCAGAGTGGTGAGAGCGGTTCATTTTTCGAGTTAGGCCGTCTAGATGATGGCTGGCAAAGGAACTTGCATCTCCCTGATGGCATTGACGCCAAAAAGATTCCTGCTGCTTACGCTTCGGTTATGGCTTCTGCGAGAGCTTGTTCGCAGTGCCAGCCCGTGCATAAGATTCGTGACGAAGAAGGCAAGTGGGATAAAACAGAAGAGAGTTCTGTTGCTGCCATTTTGCGCCGTCCGAATTCCTATGAAACGTTTGCTCAATATATTCTTAACGCTGTGAGTCAGTTGCACTTTGCTGGCGAGTCATTCTCGTTAGCTATCCGCAATGATCGCGGCGAGGTGGTTGCGCTCCATCGTATGAGTGACAGAACGTGTACGCCTTATGTGGTTGAGGGCGAGCTATTTTATTCAGTCAGTTCGGGCAATCCTTTTGTTAACGCTGAGATTGATTACATGGCTCCTGCTCGTGATGTACTTCACTTGCGGATGCATACGCCTAGGCACCCTCTGGTGGGCGAATCACCTATCAAGGCTGCTGCTATGGCGGCTGGAATTAACGTGTCTCTCAGCGGCTCTCAGGCGGCATTCTTCAATCAAATGTCTCGGCCATCTGGTGTCATTAGCACCGATCAAGTCCTGAACAAAGATCAGCTAGTCAGTCTCAGAGAGGCTTGGCAGCAGCAGTCACAGAAGCTAGCCCAAGGCGGTGTTCCTATTCTATCGGCTGGCCTCAAGTGGCAACCCATGAGCATCTCAAGCCAGGATGCACAGCTAATGGAAGCGCAAAGATTTTCAGTGGAAGAGATAGCGCGTTGTTATGGCGTCCCACTTCCCATCATCGGTGATATGACTAACTCGACATTGAATAACGTGGAACAGCTTATCTCGTTCTGGTTATCAATATCCCTTTCTTCATTACTGGAGAACATCGAGCAAAGCATGTCTCGGTTATTTGACTTGCCCTTTACGCAGAAGATTGACTTTGACGTAACGGGATTGCTCAGAGCAGATTTTCAGACACGAATTGACGGCTTAACGAAAGCGGTTCAAGGCGGGCTTTACACGCCAAATGAGGCGCGGGCGCGAGAAGGGCTTCATCCAATAGATAAGGGTGATGTTGTTTATATGCAAGCTCAAATGGAAGAGATTGGATTTCAGCCTGAGCCTGAGCCAGTGGTTCAGCCTGTCGCAGAAGAGCAGCCGATAATTGAGCAATCATTTTCACGGGAAGCGTTTAGAAAGGCGTTGAGAGCATGAATTCAAATGAGATAGCGGGTTTAGCCGAAGAAGTACAAAGCTTTGTAAAAGAGTCTATGGCGGGCATTGGCGATCAAGTTGATGCTCGATTAGCTGAAGCTGCTGAACTTCTCGACAAGGTTAAGGAGAGTAATGAAGCTCTGCTAGCTGATGGAGAGGATCGCAAGAAAGAGCTAGTCGATATGGCAGACGCTCTAGATTTTCTCACGGACAGAATCTCTGAACTTGAGGCTGTGAAGGTTGCTGATGGTAAAGATGGGATTGATGGCGCTGACGGAAAGGATGGTAGCGATGGAATTGATGGCGTCAACGGTGAGCAAGGCGAAGCTGGGGTTAAAGGTGCTGATGGTATTGATGGCCGTGATGGTGCTGGTATTGATGTACCAATCTATAAAGCTGGTGTTTACCGTGAAGGATCGGTTGTCCAAGCTAATCTCGGGCAATACTTCAAGGCACTCAAAGACACTGCTGAAGGCGTAGATCACGAGTCGTGGGAGCGTGTCGGATTATCTGGCTTCCGCGTTACAGGCGCATTTGATGAGTCCAAGACGTATGCTGCTGGTGATCTATACATCAAAAACTTTGGCTTGTTCCTGAGCGATGGTGAAGAGTCTCTATGTGTTGCAGGCAGAGGGCCAGCGGGCAAGCGCGGTGAGAAAGGCGCTTCCGGTAAGGATGGAGAACCTGGCTTAGACGGCGTTGCTG